AAGTCATAATTGTTATTTGGTAGTAAATGGTATTGAAGTGCAAGGAAGTTTTGACAAATTAGTTTCTAAACTAGGTGAACGAGTTGATATTGAATAATATGATATTATAAGCCATGAGTGACGAGACACCAAGCCAAGTGGATCTGGTCGAACAGCTTTACGATGAGAACAAGGCGCTGAAGGAGCGCATCAAGCGGCTGGAGGACATCATCAAAAGGGCTGGATACAAATTCTTTGAGGACGGCACAGATGGTCGGATTGCTGTCAACATGCTGACGATCCTTGATGAAGCGAGGGAGGCCAAGCCATGAAGTACACGATAGAGAAATACCCCAACTGCCCACCGAGGCATGGGTTCTCGATCTTCAGTCCAGACTATCGCACGAGGCTCAGGGACATTGCTCCGATAGGAATCGTGCGAGAACTCAACAAGCTGCTGCGACGAATTCAGGAGCTGGAGAAGGAATGTCGTAACAAAAACAGGTAAGTATTCATTACTTATGAACGATACAGATACGCAGTGTAGCGAGCAGGAGGAAGTGTACAGGCTCACGCTCAAAGGTCTGCTGCAGGCGAGGTTTGGTCACGATCAAGGCAATGAGATCTACGACATGCTGGAGCTGTATTGCAGGCGCAATGGTTGCGGCATGGCTATCGATGATGGACGGCTGGGATTTGTGAACATGGAGCCCGTGGAATGAACATACGAGGATTCCTTGTGAGTTGCGTTTCCCTCTCCGCGTCAGCCCAGATCGCGCTGGAGAACCTGCCGCTGCGTCTGGAGGCACCGCACACAGGATCGGACTACCAGTGGTCTCTGGGTGGACGAGCTATCCCCGGAGCTACCAATCGCATCCTCGAGATCCCATCCGCACAGGAAGCTGATGCTGGGACATACAAGGTCGAGAGCACCAGTGGGAACTCTGCTCTGTTCAAGGTCAGGTTCCAACGCAACATCCGAGTCAGCATCAATGGACGTGACGTGATCGGTGATCGAATCAGCGTACGACTTCCAGCAACGCTGCGGCTGTCATCACCACTCGGTGCAGTTCCAATCAGATACACGCTAGACGGAAGCGAGCCATTAGCCACGTCTACGCTCTACGAGAAGCCGGTTTTGTTGACCAATCATTGCGTCATCAGAGCTGCGATAGTTATTCCAGAAGGAGATTCAGTAAGGATTACAAAACAATGAGTTCAATTAACAAACACAACCTAGTCCGCAGATTCATGGAATCGTTCGGACAGCAAATACCAGAGCATCAGAAATTACCGGACGCTGAGACAATCAAGCTCAGAATGGATCTAGTTATAGAAGAGGCTAGTGAACTTGGAGCTTCAGATGATCTCACAGACTATCTGGATGCTGTAGTAGATCTGCTTTATGTAGTATACGGAGCCGCATTGGCTGCTGGATTTAATTCCCAGTGCGTAGACTTGGCGTTCCTTGAGGTTCACAACTCAAACATGTCAAAGTTCTGGACCAGCGATGAGAAAATCAATCACGAGAAGTATGTTGGAGATCTGATATTCACATCGTATTTCGATCGATGGGTGGCACGTAACAAAGCAGGAAAAGTCATCAAGTCACCATCTTATCAACCAGCCAGACTATCCCAGTTCATCAATCGAAAGGAAACATGACAGCAACCCTGAAGTTTGATTTACCAGATGAAGACACGCTTCACTACGACGCGATCCACGCCACGGAATACCGCATCGCTCTTGAAGAAATCCAAGAGATGCTGAGGTCCAAGGTGAAGTACGGTCACAACTACGAGAGCACCGAGCAGGCTCTGGAAGAGGTCTATCACATGGTCTGCGCCACTATTCAAGAATGCTACGGTTTCCCTGAATAACGTTGAAAAACGCTTGCCAATCTTGAATAAGACTGCTCGTGAACATCAGCAAGGCCCGCAAACGGGTGATGGCCATCGGCTGTTCCCATGGTTCGCGAGCCAATCCAAAGGCGCTGGAGGCGGTGCTACGCTTTAGGGAACGCTACAAGCCGCACGAGGTGATCCATTTGGGAGACGCTTACGATCTGGCAGCACTTCGGGCAGGATCTCTAGGCAATCCAAACCAAGCGGATGCAGCGGATGACTACCTCGATGACATTGGTCAGGGAGCCAAGTTCCTGAACCAGCTCAAGCCCACTGTGTTCACCATCGGGAACCATGACGAGCGAGCTAGGATGTACCTGAACCACCACAACGCAGTGGTCCGTGGCTTCGCCGAGGCTGTCTGGGAGAAGATGATGGCACCGATCGAGAAGCACTGCCGGGTCAAGATCCTGAAGTATGGAGTCCTGCCAGACTGTTGGTATCAACTCGGAGGCTACAAGTGGGGCCACGGAGTGCTCTATGGAGAGAACTACCTGCGCGACTCAGCCGAGACATTCGGCAATGTTGTCGTGGCTCATGCCCACCGGGCTGGTGTCGCTTACGGTCGCAGGAGTGACAATCCGGTCGCGCTGTCCCCCGGAACGTTGGCCGATCTTCCTGCCATGGAGTACGCTCATCGCCGCCGCTCAACCTTGGCATGGAGCCACGGCATCGTGTTCGGAGAGTACACCGACAGCAGCGCACAGCTCTACCTCCACCAGTGGCCACAGAACGAACAGCAATGGACTCTGCCCAGCTTCTGAAGTCACTGCGGGATGCGGTCAGCAACCAATCGGAGCCTGTTCCTCCGGGCTGGCTGATCGCTGAGGAATACGCTAAACAATGGGGACTGTCCCGTACGCAGGCCAACCGACTCCTGAAACGAGGCGTTGATGGCGGGCTGATCGTAGCAAAGCAGTTTAGAATCAAGACACCGAATAGAGGGGTTTACCCAACATGGCATTACATAGCAAAAAGCGAGGAAACGAAGTCCAAGGAGACCCGAAGCTCTCGGACGCAGAAGTGAAGGAACTGCTCGAAGCTGCCCCAAAGCTGGTCTACCGGGCCATCCTCAACGGGTGGATCCAGCCTCCCAAGTACAAGCTTACAGACGCCCAGATTGACAATCTGATGAGGCGGTAATATTTCAGAACTGTTCCGATTGGAACCGGGAGTAGCGTCCCGAAACAACGAATGAACAACCCAGAACCATCAACCCAGCCAATCCCGGCAGGCTTCAAGGAGCATCTTCTGCTTCTTCGTTGTGCCTACGCTACCCGGGGTTGGTTGGGTTGGTGCTTTTGTTTCATACCATGAGCGAGAAGAAGAGATCACCAGCGTTCCAGTTCTATGCGGACGACTTTCTGGCTGGGACGCTAGAAATGAGTCAGTCAGACGTCGGATCTTTTATCCGATTGCTATGCCATCAGTGGAGCCGCGGTTCAATTCCGGTTGAAACCGAAAAGCAACAGCGGTTGGCTGGCGGTTCAGTCTCGGTTGACGTGCTGGCTAAGTTCCAGTTGTGCGATGACGGTCTCTTGAGGAACGCAAGGCTTGAGGCTGAAAGAGAGAAGCAACAGGAGTACCGAAACAAACAACGCGAAAAGGGCCTAAAATCAGCACTTGCAAGATCAGTGGTCAACCACGGTTCAGCCGCGGTTGGAACTACGGTTGAACCGAGCCACCAACCGGACGGTCAACCGGATGGTCAACCGGAACTCAACTCTCCGTCTCCGTCTCCTATTATAAAGAATACACCAAGTATATCGCCGTGGGTGGTTGCCTTCGGAGTCGAGTTGCCGGAGAGCCTTCGTACCGAGAACTGCCTCGAAGCTGTGAAGCTCTGGCTGAAGTACAAGTCGGAGCGTCGTGAGGGTTACAAGCAGACCGGACTTAAGGCGGCACTGACGAAGTGGTCCAGAGAGTTCAATCCGGCTACGTTCCCGTCAGCGGTTGACCACTCCATGGCTCAGGGTTGGAAAGGAATATTTGCTCAGACCCAGCAGAGCATTCCTCAGATCCAGCAACCCACCGTGAAGAAGGAACTCGATCTGAAGGACTGGATATGACCGAGGCATACTTCTCGCCATCTGATGAGCTGGGATTCCTCGGAGCATGCATGCTTGGGAACATCGACACGGCAAGCGAGGCTGTGGCTCAGGTTAGTCCTTCGATGCTCATCAATGAGGACATCAGGGACACCCTTGAGGTCATCGCCGTACTGGCTCGCGATAACAAGTCAGCTTCGATTGAGAACCTCACCAGAGCTTGGAGACAGACCAAGGGATCTGTTGGGTTGCCAACCAGCATCTGGATGGAAGCCATGCAGGCATGTCCATCTGAGGCGAATCTGCCGTACTACGTCACTGGCATCCGAGAAGCGCATCATCGACGCAAGCTACGTGACGCAGCCTCAAAGCTTCTAGCGGACACGGCATCGTCAGCAGTCCCATTGGACCAAGCGTTGGCCAACCTAGAAGCCGGAATCACTCTCGAGCAGGACCAGACGCCGAACTCCACAACCGCCAAGGACGTGGTCAATGCCTTCGTCTCAGCTACCGAGGAACGTTGGAAGCGCAAGGGACAACTATCGGGCATCACAAGCGGAATCCCAAAGCTCGATAGCCTCACCGATGGTATTCAAGTCGGAGAGATGACCCTCATCGCTGCACGTCCCAGTATCGGCAAGACAGCGATGGCCGTAAGCGTAGCCAAAGCCGCATGCATCGAAGCCAACGTCCCGACTCTCTTCGTCTCATGCGAGATGTCCGAACAGGCACTCATGCGTCGATTGGTCTCTGCCGTAGCCAACGTCCCCATGCAGGCCATCAAGACCGGAGAACTATCGGACATCCACATGGGTCGCATGTCCCAAGCGATCAAGCTGATCTCATCGAAGCCACTTCACTTCCTCGACCTCTCGGCCAACGCCAAGATCGGAACCATCATCGCAGCCATCCGTAGGGCATCCCGTAAACATGGCGTTCGTCTGGTGATCCTCGACTACCTGCAGAAGGTCAGAGCATCCGGCAAGCACGAGAAGCGCACCTACGAGGTGGCCGAGGTCAGTGGAGCCCTGAAGGCTTGCGCAGTCGCGACAAACACTGCCATGCTCTGCCTCGCACAGCTCAATCGGGAGAGCGAGAAGGAAAAGGGACGTAAACCAAGACTTTCAGACCTAGCAGACTCAGGTCAGATCGAACGAGATGCCGATACCGTGCTGCTACTTGACCGAGAACGCACCGAAGCAAAAGGAGAAGCGACACTGGCAATCGCTAAACAACGAGATGGTGAATGTGGATTTGTCACCATGTGGTACGAAGGTGCCTATTGTAGATTTGAACCTGCGCTATTGCAGGATTCGTAAACAACACAACATAACATAACATGATTAGATGCAACATTAACGTCAGCAAGGTTGATAAACAGTATCTGTACGAGGGTAAGACCGGAAAGTTCCTCGAGGTAACCCTTCTGGAATCCAAAGGTGGACCTGACAAGTACGGCAATGACGGCTTCATCGTCCAAGGCGTGACCAAGGAAGCCCGTGACCGAGGTGAACGTGGACCGATCATCGGGAGCTGGAAGCACTCAACCAAGGCCCCTCGTCCCCAAGGTCATCCTACCGGCGGAACCCAGCCCGTAGACGACAACCTGTTCTGAGACCCTACAAGCCCCTAGGAGATGCTTTGCGCTATGGTGACCCTAGCCAGAGAACAAAACGCCTCCTAGGGGTATTACAGCTTCAGGAAACAGCATCACATGGAAGAGCTAGAGTACGCATTACGCATGATACCACCCGGTTATCGGGATTGGGTAGTCCGTAGCGTCCGATCCGGTAGTGCTACGCCACAGCAGGTAGCCGCTAGGTTCTCCATGTCCGAGCAAGACCCAGCCTATCAGCCGATGATCCGAGGATTCGAGAGGATCAAGATAGTACCGGAAGCCTATCTACATAGGATGATGGAGAAGGTAATGAACTAAGTATAACTATACTCTGAGTATATATGTCTAATAAGATCAAATCAGTGGATATAATCGAGAAACCACCGTCGGTACATGTTACCTGTTATGCATATGGTGATATGCACTCTGCGGTATTAACATCTTGGATAGATCTCGCTAATTACTTCGCGCAACGTACTCGATATGCTGCATTACGTACTATACGTGAGGATGCGCTTATTAGCAGATCACGTTGTAGAGCCACCAAGTTCTTCCTAGATGATGATAAGGACGTCTGGATCCAGCTAGACCACGACATTCAGTTCTCCACAGCAGATCTGATGATTATGGCTGACCTAGCGCATGTGCACCAAGCTGCGGTCTGTATGCCCTATTCCTGCAGGGCACTACCTCCTAGGCCAGCCTATCGCCCCAAGCCAGAGGCTACTCCACTGGAGAATGAGCCTAGCCTCACCCCCATCCTGTTCTTCGCCTCTGGAGCCGTAGCGATACCCCGTAAGGCCCTAGAGCAATCCCTAGAGATCCTAGCCACCGACGCCGTGCCACACCCATACCGCATAGACTGGGCTAACGACGAGATGGCAGGTATGTTCCCGACGCTCTGGATGCCCTTCTTACTCGAATGCGACAAGGGTAAGGACTACCTCTCCGAGGACTACGCTGCCTCAGCCCGTCTAATGCTCGCTGGGGTCAAGCAGTACATGTATACCCCGATCGAGAAGCTCAGACACTGGGGTGACTTCAACTTCACGCTGTAATGGGTAAGCCCAAGAACCTCGGCAAGGACGTCTCACTGCGTAAGCTCGCAGAGGAGCTTGGTACCCATCGTAATCGCATCACGTGGGCGCTCAAGGATGACCCCAGAGTCCCGGAAGAGGAACGTGAGAAGATCAAGACACTCTGCAGGGAACGAGGTTACACCTTCACCAACCACCCAGACCAGCACCACAACGATAAGCTCACCCAAGACCGAGCTGACGTCATCGTGGCAGGTATCCTTGAGAACAAGCCACTAGCCACCATAGCAGCCGATTCCCAGCTCACAGAGCACACCGCGTTCAAGCTTATCCGTGGAGTCAAGGTCCCAAAGGACTACCCAGAGACCGAGGAAGCGTGGCGAACAGATGTCATATCCTTCATGGAAATTGCCATCTGGAAGGGCACTAAACGCTTGGCAGAGAACGGGATGGATGAGATTGACTCACGCACAGTGCCGGTATCGGTAGCCATCCTAACCGACAAGTTGGCGGTCACAAAGGGCCAACCCACGTCAATCCACGCTTCTTTATCGTTAACTGCGAGTCACAGGGACCTGATGAAGGAGCTGGGCACCAAGGGCCAACAAGACGCCGTCGAGGTCGAAACCAACGCTGAGGTGCTCCCAGAGGGCTCGTAGCTGCACCCTACAATCGATATTATATTCAATTGAGAGGATCTGATGCCAAGCATAAGCCAGTATCATCGTGAAGAATCCGAGTCGGTCATACCAGATGCGTCAGGCATAGGGGGGGAGGGGGTCGAGCATTCGGCTGGGTCGTCAACGGTGACGCATTCCCCAACTGAAAAAAACTTCGCAAATCGCCCCCTTCGACAGTCCAAGTTCCTTCCTCGCAAGTGCCTGATCTGCTCCCGGTCGTTTGTCCCAGACCGCGACACTGGCCGGTTCTGCTCTGAGAAGCACCAGATCGAGTGGACCAACAGCCAGCCTGAGCATCCGGTTATACCGAAGGTCAGCGCGCAGCATCCTAGGGCCTTGGAGTTGCGTGACCAGAGGACGCAGTTGTGCCTGCTGGAGAAGGCCGACCCCTTCACCTACGGCTTCGTGCCGGACCACTGGGAGCTAGCCAACAAGGTGTGGTCTGAGTGTAGCGAGCTGCTGATAAGCGGTGGCAACCGAGCTGGGAAGACGCTGTGGGCGGCTAGACGGGTGGTGGAGACGCTGCTCTCGAAGGAGAACTGTAACGTCCTATGCTGCCATACGAGCAATGCCACGAGTGTCACGGTGCAGCAGCCAGCGATCTACCAGTACCTACCGGTGGCTTTGAAGGCTACGAAGAAGGGCAAGATCCACTACCTGAACTACTCGAGGAAGAATGGCTTCACGGATGGCTCCTTCATCCTGCCTAACGGCTCCCGCTGTGACTTTTTGAACTACACGCAGTCTGAGAACACCATCGAAGGCCGTGAGGCGGACCTGATCTGGTGCGACGAGCTGGTTCCGCAGAGCTGGGTAGACACGCTTAGGTATCGCTTGGTTACACGCCGTGGTAAGCTGCTGGTGACGCAGACGCCGCTGGAGGGTGTGGCGTCAGTCTACAAGGAGTTCACTGGAGGGGCGGCCATCACCGAGTGGCATGGCGCGCAGATGCTTAAAGGTAAGCAGGGACTACCTACTTGGCCGATGGGCAAGGCTCCGAGGGTGATGCGGCTGGAGAAGATGAACCGGAGCACGGTCTTCTTCTACTCCGAGGACAACCCTTACAACCCATGGGACGAGATGAAGTCCAAGCTGGTTGGTGCGCCGATGGGGCAGATCCTGACGCGTGCCTATGGCTGGGCGAGTGACAACATCGGCAAGGCATTTGCGCGGTTCAGGCCGGAGACGCACTGCATCCCTAGGAGCAAGATTCCGGATGGTGGTACGCTGTACATGGTCTGCGACCCGGCAGGCAGCCGTAACTGGTACTGCCTTTGGATGCTGGTCTACGAAGATGGTCGGAAGGTTGTGGTTCGCGAGTTCCCGGACTTTACCGGGTATGGAGAGTGGGCTCTTGCGAGCGAGAAAGCGGACGGGAAACCCGGTCCTGCGCAGACGTTGGAAGCGGGTAGGAGCGTGATCGAATACCGGCAGCTATTCCGCACCATCGAGGAGGAGATTGGACGTGGTGAGCCGGTGATGCGGCTGATCGACCCCAGAGCGGGTGGCAGTCCAGCACTCAGCGAGCAGGGTGGTACAACATTGATTGACCTACTAGCCGAGCCTAGCGATCAGGACGATGGCATGGCGTTCATCCCTGCGCCGGGTGTGCCGGTGGACCAGCGGACTGCAGCCATCAACTCTGATCTGAGCTACGACGCTACAAAGCCGCTCACGTCCTTGAACGAGCCGAGGCTCTATGTGGTGGACGACCTGCACAATCTGATCTGGTGCATGAGTGAGCATACTGGAAGGGATGGTCAGAAAGGTGCGTCCAAGGATCCTATCGACTGCTTGGGCATGCTTTTGATCTCAAAGATCGAGCATGTGGGTGCTGGTGGGCTGGATAGCTACGGCGGAGGGGGGTATTAGCATTGCTTTTTCAGAGCAAACAGACCAAAGGGCTTCGGATGAATTACGCGACGAGTTACAAGACCAGTGGTGATGCAATGGCGCACGTGGGTGACGCGCCTGACGTGGGTGCGTTGAACGAGGAGCTGCGTCGTGCGGCAACCGACTTTGGTCTTGGGACGAGGGTGGGGCAGGCTGAGAACACCCGTTACTGCCGCTGGGACGGTCAGAGCGGTGACGGCAAGAAGTGGAATGACAACCAGCCGAACGGGAAGATGGCGTTCCCTTGGGACGGCGCCTCCGACACGCGCATTCCGCTGGCTGACGAGGTTGTGAACGGGCTGGTTGACGTGTGCTCCACTGCCTTCTGGCGCTCGATGCTGCGTGTGGCTCCCACCAACGTGCGGAATCTGGACACTGCGGTGACGGCGCACAGCCTCATGGACTGGGTGATGAACCAGAAGCTCTACACGGACATGACCCGTGAGGTGGAGCTGCTGAGCCAGTACCTGTGGACCTATGGCTGGGCAGGTTGCCATGTGAGTTGGCAGCAGGAGATCGGTCAGAAAGAGCAGTACGTCACGGTCGAGCAGCTCATGCAGATCGCGGCGCAGAGCCCTCAAGGAAGCGTGTTGGCGGACCTGCCGAACTTGTTGGCGAATCCTGATGCCACCGATCAGTTGGCCGAGCTGCTCATGGCTGCGTTTCCGAATCTCAAGAAGCGCAAGGCTCTGGAGTGCGTGAAGGACCTGCGTGAGGAAGGCGAGTGCGAGATCTACGTGCCAACGCTGGTGAAGAACTCTCCGAGCGTGGCGGCATTGGCTCCGTACGATGAGCTGGCGTTCCCACCGGAGACGACCGATATCCAGAGTGCGCGTGTGGTTTTCCGCCGCTGCTACATGACCGAAATCGAGGTGATGCAGCATGTCGAGACCGACGACTGGGATGAGGAATGGGCCAAGCAGGCGATTGCTACCCGGGGACGGTTCTCCAACTTCTCGGACTATACCTACACCATCGGACTGACCAACAACGCGGTGCTGGACCGTGAGAATCTGATCGAGGTGGTGTACGCCTACCAGAAGGCGCTCGATGAGGACGGTGTCCCGGGCGTCTACTGCACGGTGTTCTGCCCTCAGGTGGGTAATGCTTGGGGCAAGTTCGAGCTGATTGACTACGAGCACGGTCAATATCCGTTCATCGTGTGGCGTAGCGAGGTGATCCACCGGAAGATCGTCGAGAGCCGAGGCGTTCCGGAGATCTGCGCGACATGGCAGAACGAGATCAAGGCCCAGCGCGACTCGATCTTCGATTACACGAGCCTCAACACGATTCCGCCTATCCAAGTGCCGAAGACGAGGGGCGGAAACCTGCGTCTTGGTCCTGCGGTGCAGATTCCGGTGCTGCGTCCGGGCGAGATCTCGTTCATGCAGCCTCCCGCGCGTGAGCCAAGCGTTGCGTTCAACCTCATCGCAGCCATCGAAACGCAGGTGGATCGGTACTTTGGCCGTCCTACCGAGAAGGTTCCGCCTGCGCTTACCCAGATGCGGCAGCAAAGGCTCGTCAACAACTGGCTGCATGGATGGACCGAGGCGTTCCGGCAGGTCTTGAGCCTCACGTTGCAGTACACTGGGCCTGAGGAAGTGGCTCGTATCACCGGCAGCAACGTTCCTCTGAGCACTAACGTCCAAGAGTTCGACGTTTCGCTGAAGTTCGACGTGAGAGAGCTGCAGACCGACCTCGTGACCGAGAAACTCAAGGCGCTTTCGAGCCTCGTGCTGCCGCTGGACAGCGTTGGCGTGGTGGATCGCACCAAGCTCGTGGGTCTGGCGCTGCGTGCGATTGATCCGACGCTTGCGAATGAGCTTATCATGCAGGCTGGTCCGGCCTCGCAGAAGATGTTCGACGAGACCAACGACGAACTCGGCCTGATGAGCCTTGGCAATCCTCCGAAGCTGCGTGAGAACGATCCTACGGCGCAGGCTCGGTTGAACTTCGCGCAGCAGATCCTGCAGGCGAACCCGAAATACCAGCAGCAGGCTCAACAGGATCCGTTGTTCCAAGCTAACTTGCAGAAGTACGTTGAGAATCTTCAGTTCAGCGTCCAACAGCAGCAGAACGCGGTCACTGGACGTCTTGGCGTGCAACCCGGAGCGACTCCTCAATGAGAATGACCGACGAACAGCTCAAGATGGCGCTGGGTGGCGTGGGTGAGCATGAGCCGGTACTGCGTGCGTTGCGGCAGGTGCTAGGTGAATTGATTGCTGACGAGGTGTCCGCAGCGATCAACTCGGCACTGACTCCAGAGGCGAGGGCCTACAATTGCGGACGAGCGGCTGCTCTATCGGATGCACGCTCGTTCCTCGTGGAGATGGGTCTGAAGCTGGAAGCTCCCCAAGAATAATTGGTTGACGTTAGCGATAACGTCGTTCATCAGGGCTTCAGCTTTCTGGGTTTAGCGTTAAACCCTGTCGTAGTATGCCCGACTTGCAGGGCCTAAAAAGCATGGAAGCAACACAAACCGGGGAAGCGACACCCTCCCAAAACACGGCACAACCGCTCAATCCACTACCGCTCGACACGGTGGCGTTAGCGAAACTGTTGGAGACTCGGTTCTCTGAGACTCCGAAAGCTGTCGAGGAACCGGAACCAGCCGCTGCGAGTGCAGATGAGCCGGTTGCCGAGGAGTCAGCGTCCGAGACTGCTGAGACCGGGGAGGCGACACCCGTGGAGGATCCCGCTGAGGAGGAAACCTCTCAGCAGACTGAAGACGCTACCGAGGACGAACCGGCTGGAGTCCAAAAGCGCATCAACAAGCTCGTTGCCCAGAAGAAGGAAGCCGCAGCAAAAGCGGAAGCCTTGGAGCGGGAACTGAATGAGGCGCGGACGAAGCTGGAAGCTCTTGAGCAGCAGGCGGCAGTACCGCAGGCGGCAGCGACGACCGACAATCCGTTCTCTGACATCTGGGACGAGGCGAAGCTCAGCGATGAGTACCGCAAGGCCCGGGAGTTGAAGCGGTGGTGCGAGGACAACGCTGACGGCTGCGAAGTTGGCGGGAAAGAGTACAGCGCGGATGAGATCAAGGCGATTCGGCGACGAGTCGAGGATGCCTTGGATGTTCACATCCCAACGCGGCACCAATTCCTCAACACTTACAAACAAGTGCGGCCAGTTGCGGAGAGTGCGTATCCTTGGTGGAAGGACCGTAGCAATCCGACGTATTCGGAAGCGCAGCAGGTGTTGCGGCAGATGCCACAGCTTGCGTCGTTTCCGGACTATCAGATTGCCATCGGTGACTTCCTAGAAGGTCGGAAGGCTCGAATGGAACGCGAGAAGAGTGCGAAGGCTCCTGTCAAGGCCCCTGTGAAGGTGGCCCCGAAGCAGCCTGCGGCTCCCAAGGCGAGTCCGGTCAAGTCTGACAAGGCCAACGATGCGGCAAGGTCTGCCAAGAAGGCGTTCAACCAAAGTGGGAGCACTGCCGATCTGTCGCGATTGCTTCAACACACACTTCTAAAATCCTAATACTATGCCCTATCTCGGTGTAAACAATCAGGTCGGCGTCCGCGAGGAATTGGCCGACTATATCGCTAACGTCGACGCTAAAAGTACCCCCTTTGTGTCGATTTCTCCCAAGGGGAGGGATCTTGGAAACGTAGTCATGTCATGGCAATGTGACGATTACTCCGCTCCTCAGCTTGGCGGCGTGATCGACGGAACTGACGTCTCCAGCTACACGAACGAGTCGGCCAATCGTCTGCGCGTGACAAACTACGCTCAGGCTTTCCGCCGCAACAGCCGGGTCGGCTTCATCGCCGAGACCCAGAACGTTGCTGGTGCTGCCTCTGAGGTCGCCTACAATGTTGCCAAGCTCCTCGTTGAGATTAAGCGCGACATGGAGTCCACGTTCCTCTGCACCAATCAGGCGGCTCAGCAGGACAACGGCTCCTCCACTGCCTACCAGACTGGTTCGCTTGGTAACTGGCTCCTCGGCACCAACAGCTCCAACATTGGCGCTCTCGCCTCAGGTTCCGCCTTCGCCCCTGCTGGCGGCGTGACCCCGGGCACTGCGGCCACAAACGCCATCAGCTCCGTCACCTCGGCTAACTTCACCGAGGCCACCGTGCAGAACGTGCTCACCGCCATCTACTCCAAGACTGGCGTGTTCCGTGACTATGACTGCATCCTTGGAACCACCCTGAAGCGTGCGTTCACCAACCTGACGTCCGGCAGGTCCTCGGACAACTCGACCACGAACTCGTTCAGCCAGACCGCTGTTCGTACGTTCAATCAGGAGCTGTCCAGCTCGACGTTCGCGTCCTCCATCGACGTGTTCGAGGGTGACTTCGGTCGCCTGATCCTGCACCCCACCACCTTCATCGGTGGTAAGAGCACGACCACGTTGGCTGCTGAGGCTTACCGTGGCTACGTCATCCCGATGGACATGACCGAGATCCGGTATTGTAAGCTGCCCGAGGTCAAGGATCTCCCTGACGCTGGCGGCGGTCCTATCCGTCTCGTGCAAGCCATTGCCGGTCTCGTGGTGAAGAACCCCGGTGGCTTCGGCATGTTCGCTGGCGCGTCGTAATCAATCACTCAACGGGGAGCATCTGCCATATCGGTGGGTGCTCCCCTTTTTTCTATCATGCAACAACCTATACTCGACAACGTACTCGAAGGACTTCCTGCACAACTCAGGCAGGATGTTGTAAAAGAACTGGCTACAGGCTATCACGCGGATCTGGTGAAGGCCGAAGTGCACCAGAAGCGCATCGCCAAGGATAGCCAGCAGGATCTCCGCAGCATCGATGGCATTGGCCGGTTGCGGATGCGTATAGATCCGACGCTCTACCATCACTGGGGAGCAAAACTAGGCTACGAGTGCTGGAAAGACTCTCAGTTCCTGCGTGAGGTGGAGCGCGATAACCCGGAAGTGCGCGTCAAATGCGGGGGAACCAAGTTGCAGGTCGGCTTTGCTCCGACGAACACTAAGTTCAGCAAGAAGTACTGACGTATGGCACAGCAGATCATCAACATCGGAGCAACGGCAAATGACGGTACTGGTGATCCGCTGCGGACAGCGTTTGACAAGTGCAACGACAACTTCACTGAGCTATACGCTGGAGGTGGTGGTGGCGGAGGTGGAATCGGAGGTAACACTGGATCCACGGACAACGCTATCCTGAGGGCTGATGGCACTGGAGGATCCACGCTTCAGACTTCTGGAATCACGATCGCTGACGGCGCTTCTGGAACCCTTAGTGGCACCAACAGCGGGGACCAGAACATCTTCTCCACCATTGCCGCAGGTGGTCAGTCTCTAGTTGCTGATAGCACTTCCGATACGCTGACTCTGGTTGCTGGAACCAACGTCAGCATCACGGCTGATGCATCGACCGATACGATCACCATTTCGGCAACTGGAGGCTCTGGTGGTGGAAACGTCTCCGGTCCTGCTTCTCCCACCACGGACAACGCTTTGGTTAGGTGGGATGGGACCACTGGACAGCTCATTCAAAACAGCTCTGTCACGTTGAGCGACACTCAGGAGATGAGTGGGTTGAAGAGCCTAACATTCAACACGGCTGGCGGAACGGTTGGTTTGGCGAAGATGGTCTGGGACACGACCAATCAGACCATTGACCTTGGTATTGGAGCTGGATCGGTCAACGCATTGCTTGGCGTCGATAGTCATGTGCTGGGGCGCAACACCACAGGATCGACAATCACTCGCGGGCAGGTTGTCCGAGTAAACGGTGCGAGTGCTGGAAACCTCACGATTGCGTTGGCTCAGGGGAATACGGATCCGAACACCGCAAACACCATCGGCATTGCGGCGGAGACCATTGCCAACAACGCCACTGGAATGGTCATCACGAGCGGACTGCTGCGTGATCTCAACACGGCAACTTTTGCGGCTGGCGATCTTCTATACATCAGCCCAACAACTGCCGGGTTGCTGGTGAACACGATTCCAGCAGCTCCCAACCACGCGGTAAGAATGGGCTATGTAGTCAGTGCTCACCCTTCCAACGGCATCATCTACGTCGCCGTCAATAACGGCTACGAGCTGAACGAGCTGCACGACGTAAACTACCCGACGACTCCTGCGACAAACGACTTCTTGGTCTACGCCACCAATCGCTGGGAGAATCAGACTGCCGCCACTGCTCGCACTTCGATGGGGCTTGGCGCTCTTGCGACCGTCACTCCAGCTTCTGGGGTTGCCACGTTCCTGACGACTCCGACAAGCGCTAATCTGGCTGCCGCAGTCACCGACGAGACTGGAAGCGGATCTCTGGTTTTTGCTACGAGTCCTACTCTGGTGACGCCTGCACTTGGGACTCCGACAAGCGGAACTCTAACTAGCTGCACTGGGCTTCCGCTATCGACTGGAGTAACTGGAAACCTGCCAGTCACTAACCTCAACTCCGGAACAGGAGCGAGCAGCACCACCTTCTGGCGTGGCGATGGCACTTGGGCGACTCCGTCTGGCGGAGGAACCAGCATTACCAACGTTTGGATTCCGGCTGCTCAGTGGATACCGCGTACCACGACTGGTTGCGGCATCGACTCTCGCGAGCAGGCTACTGGCAACATCAACACAGACGAATTGCTGTTTGATCCCGGAACGATCGAGTACGCCCAAGCGATGGTGGTGATGCCGAACAATTACAACAACGGCACCTTCACCGCTCGGTTCTACTGGACGGCTTCTGCTGGAACGGCTTCTACGGATGTTGTTTGGAACGTTAGGGCTCGAGCGTTTGGTGATAACATTGCGCTTGGCCAAGCGTTTTCGGCCGCAGCCGCCACAGTGACTGACACCTACTTCTCTGCGAACCAGATGCATATTTCTGGATCTACTGGTGCTGTCACGGTCGATGGAACCGCTGCAGCTAACAAAGCCATCATCATTGAGATCTATCGCAACGCCACATCTGGCAGTGACACGTTGTCCTCTGATGCTCGCTTCCTTGGATTAGAGATCGCATACACCGCAGCCTAATGCACAGACGGGCCAGACATCTGACAGGAAGGCCAGCCGGGGCGTCGTACCATTACGATGCTAGGAGGCTGGATCTAACAAGTGGAACTGGTGTCTCGACGTGGACTGACTTGGCTGGATCAAACAACGCATCTCAGGCAACGTCTGCCAATCAGCCAACTTTCCAAACAAATGTACTGAACGGAAATCCAATCGTTAGGTTCGATGGCGCCAACGACTTCATGACTTTTGCGTCTGGCGCAAGCGTTTCTGTTGAGCATGTTGCTATTATTTTGTATAAATCTTCGTCAACAATTTGCCCGACAGTTGTTAATAAAACATCAGCAAGCGGCCTTCCGTATACAAATTACTACTACGATAGCGGCACTGTAAAATCATTATACTCAAGTCCGGGTACTTACGTTTATTACGCAGGTGCATGCGATATGACGGTGTTTGCTATAGCAACTTCGTACTACAATACTGGGCCAGTAAATTTCATATGGAGGAACGGTGAATCAAAAACAATTTCAACCTCGCCGGGAACTTCGACAGTGTTTGTTGTTGATTCGATAGGAATTCGAGACTGGGACAACACGAAGACAAATGGAGACATTGCAGCGTTGATCCACATCACCGGAAGTCTTGCCTCATCACTACGTAAACGTTACGAGCACTCTATTGGGTTCTCATTTAAGACCGCCTGCTCATGACCTACCTCACATACGACAAGCAGCTTCGTTCCGAGACTGATCCAGAGATCATTGCCACACTTCTCCGCAAGGGCTGGGTTGAGGCACCGCAGCCTCCGTACGATCCTGCTACTGAAACATGCCAATGGGTGGATGGCGCGTGGGTGGTCGCTCCGATCGTAATCCCTGTCCCGACGCAGGTGTCGATGTGGGCATTGCGTGAGGCTGTGATGCAGGCCGGTGAGATGACCGCCATTGCAGCCGCACTAAATGGCCTTCCAGAGCCTCAGAGGTCCATTGGTTGGAACCGTTGGGAGTACAAGGAGAACATCGTGCGAGACAGTCCGATCATCATGATGCTGCAGAACGAGCTGGGATGGACTAACGCTCACGTCGATGACCTGTACAAGTCCGCTGCTGCCATAGCGCAGAATCCGAACTGAGATCTTGAAAGGTAGACAACAAACACTGAACTAGACCACGCATGAATGTAGGAGCTAATCGTCAGCTAGGCGGAGAGTACGGCGGAAAAGCCAACACCTCGACCGCTGCTGTGACTGGTGATTTCTGGAAATTGCAGTGCCTCACCGCATGCACGTTTTCGGCGGTCACATGTAACATCACCAACTTTCCGACTGCGGTGTCCATCCCAGCAGGCACTGAGATCATCGGTGTTTTCTCGTCGATCGCAGCCTCTGCGGGTACGTTCATCGCACACAACCGCAAGTACTAATCTACCATGCCAGCCACCAAGATCACCGACCTGACAGCGATCTCAACGGTCAACACCACGGTTGATCCGCTCGCAATCGTAGATGTCAGCGACACCACACAGGCATCATCTGGCACCACCAAGAAGATCACTGTCAGTCAGATCGATGCCGCTATCTTCGGAGCCACCGGAAGCAAGGCCATCGTCGTGGACAACGTGGCGGCTTTGAAGGCGCTGACTGTGTCCGGTGTTGCTGACGGACAGCTCTACATCACGCGAGGCTACTACAGCGACAATGACGGCGGACAAGGTGCCTACACCTACAACTCCTCTAGCGCGGCCAGCGACAACGGTGGGACGGTGATCGCTCCAACGGCTGGGTCTGGACGGTTCCTGTTGCAGTATAGTGGGCCGGTGAACGTAAAGCAGTTTGGAGCCAAGGGCGACTCCACAACTAACGATACAGCAGCAATTCAGAACGCCATCAACGCATCGCTATCTGTATTTATTCCATCTGGAAGCTACAACATCCAAGGCACTGCTACATACGGGCTTCTGCTTCGTGAAGGCTCTGAGATTTTTGGATCCGGAATTGACTCTACAGTCTTAATCAAGAGTCAAACCAATGGGGCTTCGTTTGGATGCTTGCATGCAGACAGCGGATCTTCATCCGTTAAGCTGAAAGGAATCATCATCCATGACCTTCAAATTGACGGCAAAGTAGCGACCCTCGGATTTAGTGAATTCCAGCATCTGATTTCACTAAACGGAGTCGTTGATGCCAAGATCTACAACACCAAACTGATTGGATTCCGAGGTGACGGTGTTTACATCGGATCTGGAGCCACAGCAGGACACGAGCGACACAACACGAACGTTGTAATTACAAACTGCGTGTTTGATGGCGTAAACAAAGACAACCGAAATGGAGTAAGCGTCATCGACTGTGATGGATTCCTTGTTAGCGACTGCTATTTCAAGTCATGCACAAAATCAACGATGCCTGGAGCCGTTGATATTGAGCCTGATGCTTTTACATTCCACATAATCAAGGACATCAAAGTTGTTAACAATAAGTTTTACGACATTGGTGGAAACGTTGGAGCTATTTCTGTTTACTTTCCAACGGTATCATACACGACTGCTCCGAGTGGATTTTTGATTGAAGGAAATAACATCAACACATGCGCTGGGAATGGTATCTTTTATGGCCAAGTAATTTCAGGAGGTGTTGCTGAATCGACAACTAATGCGTGCCTAAAGATGTCTAACAATATAATTACATCTTCAAACAGGCCGTTCAGTTTGTTTAATTGCAAGGAATCGTTGATTGTTGGGAACAGTTTCCTTGGATCGACAAATCAGGCTCTGCTTTCTTATAACACAGCAAACGATAATCTGCTTGATTGCAAGCTAATCAGCAACTCATTCACTCTGTGCGGTTCAAGTGGCGGTATTGGATTGGAAATTTTCAAGTGCAGCAGACTGTTGATTGAAAACAATACATTCAATGATTGCGGAGCTGGAACCCTAGGATCCGCGAATGCCGTTGATTTCAACACCGGAACATCGTCATACGTTACATTCAACGGAAACGTATTTGTTTCTCCAACTGGAAAGACTCAGATTGCTATTCAAAAGGAGGCTGGTCACACATTTACAGCATCAACGAATCAGTTCTTTGAGAATGTGCTAAACGGATTATCCAGCGCGTTTGCATCTGAGTATAACGACATAGTAGAAACATCATACACTCCTGTTGTTACTGGATCATCTTCTGCTGGAGCTGGAACTTATACTGTTCAGTACGGAAGGTGGCACCGTATTGGGAAGCGTGTCTTTTTCAGAATCAAGGTATCCGTCAATTCTGGACACACTGGAAGCGGGATGATTCAGGTTGGCCTTCCTACTTTGGCTGTTGCTGCTCCTAACAATGAAGAGACTACATGCACCATAGCAGTGACTGGAGTTTCAACTGTTGGAGGCCAAGTTGGGCTGATAAACCCAGCTCTTGTTGTTAGCAGTCTTGGTGCAATTAGATGCTACCATACTGATACCGGAACTCTTGCTCAGACATTGATTCCTGCTGGGGCGTTTACCGTGTACGCTTCTGGATCGTATTTCTCTGCCTAATCTCATGAACACCAACGATCTAAAGGACGCCATTGTTGGTATAGGAAGCACCGGAGGTGGTGTGGCGATCTCTTACATCGAGGTGTTTAGTCCTTACGTTCGGTTCGCGTCACTCTGTATCGGCTGTGTCATCGGCCTTATTGTCATCTACAAGCACATCAGACACTGGAAAGATAAACCATGAACGACTCTATCAAATCCCTCATACGCCACGTCCTGAGTGCCGCTGGTGGCTTCTTGGTTGCCAAGGGCCTCGTCAGTGCTGACCAGCTCCCCGAAGTCGTTGGCGCAATCATTACGCTCATTGCTGCGGCTTGGGGTTACTTCTCTAAGAGCAAGGCCACGCCTCCTCCTGCGCTGTGATCGAGCAGTTGGTCTTGGCGGTGCTCAAGTTCATTGAGTACCTACTGCGAAAGGACCAGACCAGTGAAGATGCGAAACGTGATCCTAGCCTGCGCGACAAGCTGTTGGATCGCATTCGCAAGCATGAGCAGCGGTTGCGCGACTCGGGTGATACTGGTGCCAAACGGTGAGCCGGTAAGATTGGCCGAGGATGTGAAAGTTCGGGTCTGGGTGCTCGACTCCAAGGGGCAGAGCGTCAGATCCTCCAACCGCGTGGTGCTGCCTGTGGGGTGGTATGCGCTCCCAAAGGACTGACGTGATTAACTACAAAGGCCAACGCTTCTCTGGCTACAACAAGCCCAAACGGACTCCCGGCGAGTCCAAGAAGTTTGCCGTCTTGGCCAAGGAAGGAGATCAGGTGCGGCTGGTCCGTTTCGGTGATCCGAACATGACCATCAAGAAGCATATCCCGGAGCGTAGAGCCAGCTTTCGAGCGCGTCATGGCTGCGACAATCCCGGCACCAAGCTGTCGGCGAAGTACTGGAGCTGCAAAGCGTGGTGATCTATGCCTAAGACAGTCACATATTCCTACGTCCTGAGGAAAGCCTGCGAGATGACAGGCCGGACGTATCCGCCCACCACTGAGGAGGCCAACTTCTTCCGTACGTTCATCGGAACGGCATTGCGGCAGGCTTGGGAAGCGTTTGATTGGCCGGAGCAGACGATTACGCAGCAGGAGTTCTTTGCTCCGACTTACTCTGCGTTGGAGTCCTACTCGTTCGGCGATGTGGTGTATTGGCCAACGGAGCAGAAGTACTACCAGTGGATTAACGACGCATCTTCATCTGGTGAGCCTCCTACGTTCGATGCCGACTACTTCTTCGTGCTTGGACTTGAGGACGGCGTGACGGCTCTTGGTCTTGAGAACGGTGAGAGCATCGAGGTGATCCCTCCAGTTGGAACAACCTCTGGCGGCACTCTCAACTCCACGTACTGGGCCGAGGCTCACCCGTCCTATTCCAGCAGCTCGAATGCAAGCTGGGATTCCAACACGGCGTATGAGGTTGGAGACATCGTGCTCTACGAGGTTACGCAGCAGTACTACCAGTGTTTCTCGTCTGCTTTGGCTGGCACTGAGCCTACGAACAACCAGTTCTGGGGATTGCTCAATCCGTTCTTCCGTCACGTCTCGCAGATCGACAATCCAGACGGGACCACGAGGTCGCAGGAGCTTGGCGAGATCTTCGCGGTCTACCGTAACGACCCTAGGGTACGGATTCCGCAGACGCGCAACGTCCAGTACGGTTTCGACGAGGATGGCCTGCTGGTGCTAGACGAGATCCCATACGTTTTCATCGAGGTGCGCCTGCTGCCTCCTGTGTATCTGACGGATCCAACCAGCATCCCGTACAGGTTCTCTGAGATCTGCTCGTACCGGGCCGCAGGTCAAATGCTGCGTGTGGATGGCAAGGTGGATCTTGGGAATGAGTTTCTGCAGCTTGGTGAGTCGGCTCTAACGGATGAAATTGACAAGGTTGCTCGACAGGAGATGCAAGTGCGGCAGATCGTTGTGCCTACACGCTGATGCCAGACATTCAACAACTGGTCGGTCAGGATGACGGGTTCATCGGAATGAACTCTCGACTCAACGCTGATCTGTTGCCTCCAAAGTATGTCTCGTTGGCGATCAATCGGCGCTTCGAGGATCAGAACATCAAGAATCGCTGGGGCGTGGTGCGTCCCAAGTGGGGCGGTCTGTGGGTCAATGGAAGCTTCACGGCAAACGTCAGCGCCAACAGCTCGACCGTAAATACGGCTTCAGGGCTGGCTCAGGTCGCCCCGAACACGATTGTCTCGTGTAATCCTGTCGCGTCACAGCTCATCTTTAAGAACGGAACGAGGTTGGTGTCTAAGTCTCTGGACAACACCAACGCGGTGATGAGTACTGCGGCATACTCGTTCACCTATCCGAATCCGCAGACGTTCCAGTACTACTCATCGACCACGGGAATTACAGACATCGTGGCGCTGCTGAAGTATCGAGATCAGACCACTGGAACTCAGTCTCTACTCGTTGCCTCAAACGTGGCTAGGACCACGGATGGCGGTCAGGGACGGGTCTTCCTGCTGCGGCCCAATCAGTCGCACTTGGAGATCCCGATGAACGGTCACGACTTCTATGACCGTGTTCGGCTTATTCAGTGCGGTGATTCGGTGGTCATGCTGCGTCCGGGTCCAGCTCGGTACTATTTCAACGGAACCGACGTCAACGCGACGACTGACACCATAACGCTCAACGTTACACCTGATCTCCAGACGGGTGATCGTGTTGTCATTGGTCAGACGGGAACCCAGACACCACTCTGGATTGGTGCCACTGGATCTGGTGAGGGATTTGGTGTCTACGTCAACGTGGTGAACTCCGCAGTGACCCTGCATCTAACGCAGGCCGATTCACTGACTGGAGCCAATAAGCTGGAGCTGGCTGCGGGACTGACCTCTGCGAACAGGTTCTTCATCGAGCTGCAGAACAATACGACCAGCTACGACATCGCTCAGGGTCTGGAGAGCTACCAGAACGATGGCCTGCCGCTCATCATGGAGGCCACGTACAGCGGTGGCAGTGATGTTCAGGCTCTTGACGCTGGCTTCACGCGCATCCCTGAGTCTAGGTCTGTTGTCTCTGCAGATGCTGACGCAGATACCATCACGGTCCCGAACCACAACTTCGTAGCTGGCGATCAGGTCGAGATCATCAACAGCACCGGTGGCGGAGTCGCTGACGGCATCTTCTACGTCTACCCTGTTGATTCCAATACTCTGAGACTGTTCCAAGGTTCCACTGAAGAGACTGATTCACTCAACGATGCCATCCGGGCTACGTTTTCCGTTCAGACTTCAGGGAGTTCTCCGACGATCAGCGTGTCTGGACTGACGATCCTCAATCAGGGTTCCGGATACCTCACAGCTCCGACCATCACGTTTAGCCCCACCGGAGCTTCGTTCAACGCAACCATCACGGATGGCAAGGTAACATCGACCACGAGCGTGTCCGGTGGTGGAGCTTACACGACGGCTCCAACGGCTACTGCCTCGATGCCGAACACGCTGGTGGACATCACCGGCTCGTTTACGGCGACGATCAAGAAGTCTTCAGCTTCTGGTGCTGCAGTCCCTGCTGGACGTGATGGTCTGTACTTCCAGAACCGTCTTTTGATGGTGTACGGCAACGACTTCTTGGCCGTCTCAGACGTGCTGGATCCGCTGCACTACGCAAAGGTCACCAACGATTTCAAGCTCAACACTGGGGCCAATGATCGTGTGGTCTCCATTGCTGCGTTCAACTCCACGACGCTGGTGGTGTTCAAGCAGCGGTCCGTGCTGGCTATTGAGAACTTGTATGGCGATCTCAGTAACGTCCGACTGACTGAGGTTACACGAGAGTTCGGCTGTGTCGCGCCTAACAGCGTGGTCAACACAGGCTCTGATCTCATCTTCCTGAGCCAGCGCGGGATCATCTCACTGAAACAGACCGAGTTCGGAATTGCTCAGTCGGTGATCCTGCCTCTGTCGGACTCGATCCAGAACCTTGTTGACGACATCGACGAGACGAATTGGGAGAAGTCCTGCGCTGCATACTTCGATAACCGCTATCTGCTGGCTCACCCGACTGAAGGTGGAGACGGCACCAACGACCGAGTACTGTCCTATAACTTCCTGAACCAAGCGTGGGAGGGATATTGGGAAGGTCAGTTGCTAAACCCGAAGTTCTTCGAGCGCGTGGTTGTATCCGGTACAGAGCGGTTGGTTTTCGCAGACGAAAGCGGCTACATCCATAACTTCGACAAGGATTGCCTTTTCGATCGCAATGCAACCGGCACGTCCTATCAGATAGCAACCCGCGTTGAGTTCCGCGGGTACACCGGAGATGCTGTAGAGCACAAGCAGTGGACAGATCTTCACTTAGAACTTCGGAACTGGGACACGCGCTACGACATCAGCGTTGATTTTGATGGTGTCTCCGAAAGTTTGGACATCGCCGAGAGTGTCACGAAGGACCGATCTCTGTACTACAAATACGGGTACAGCGCATATAACCCAACCAACGCCAACGACGACTTCCTTGCGGCATATCGGGAGGACTACTCGACGCTGCCGGTATTGAGGACTGGGTCGAACGGATTTGAAGTTGGCCTGCACCAGAGCTACACGCACAAGGCGCGGCTCAAGGGTCACGCGTCCGCAGCGCAACCAATCCTGACCACAGATCGCGGATCTCTCATAGTCGCTAACGTTAAAGTTGTAGGAATTCCCTTTCGTCTGTACGGAAAGAACGACGTCTAAGCCATGCCACTATTTGTCACTGTCACTCCGGGAACAACGGTCACCAACAGCACCACGTTGGATCCGACGACGCTCAACTTGTTGGGCACGCCATCCATTGACGTGGTCGGCACGGTCGATGGTGGATCGCTGTCCCTCGCTGCTGGATCGGTCGGCACCACTCAGTTGGCTGCCAATGCGGTCACGAATGCCAAGATGGCGACGATGGCGTCAAACACCATCAAGGGTAACAACACTGGCTCGACCGCTGTCCCGTCTGACCTGAGCGTGTCTGATGTGAAGAACCTGCTGGCCATCAATCCTGCGGGCGGTCTTGAGAACAGCAGCACCAACATCCAGATCGCTAACTCTGGTGTTACCTATGCAAAGATTCAGAACGTAGCGGCCACGTCTCTGATTGGTAATCCTACAGGTTCCGCTGCGGCTCCTACGGCTATCACGCTTGGTACGGGTCTTTCGTTTAGCGGAACCACGCTGAATTCGGCAAACAACAAGCTCGATGTGTCTTTGGACGCGTCGGCCAACCTAAGCGGAGGCGATAGGTTTATTAGCATGTACAACACCGGAACTGGAAGGCCCGACTCAAGGATTGGCCTTTGGTGTTTCCCGTGTAGGTACGACAACACCTATTCTATCTTCAGCACGTCATTTATCCCATCTACATACACGGTTTCGTTCATGCTTCCGTTAGCATATAGTCAGACGAATTTTTCAGGCATGAAGCTTCAATGGGCTACAAGCGTTTCCGGAACATGGACAGATGTTGATTCTGGATTCGATATGCGAGGAAACGCTAACGATTACAAAAGGTTTACAGGTTCGATCTCAATACCGGGATCACCAAGTGTTGTGTACTTCAGGCTTCAAACTGTAAGTCCTATACCGAACATTGATAACAACGTGTTTATTGTTAATTTTGCATTATCATTGTCGTGATGATGAATTTCTATGCGAGTTCGAGTATACAACTTGGCAAGAATAGGCCGTGAACTAGCGAAATCTAAAACACCCGATGTTGAACAACCTGACATCGTACATCAGGAAGAAGCTCCCGGGGAACTTCAAGGGGTGGACTCAGGAAGCTCTGGAGGACTACCTGATGTTCCAGATCGAGAGGAACCAACTCGTCGCCGCCGTGGACGCCCAAGGAAGCGTTAGGGCTATCGTGATCGGTTGGCCTACAGAAGAGATGCAGGTGGAATCGTTCCGCTGGCAGCAAACGACGGAGCATGGCCGGTTCTGGTACTGGGATCAGATCGCTGGTGACAACCCGATTGCTCTGATGTCGGCATTTGCAGAGATGTTCCGACGCAGGCCGGAGTCTGCCAGCCTGCCAAGTTACGGGGTTCGGCATCGCAAAGTGCGCTTTTTCGGAACAGCTTTGGACGTCTACAAGACAGGAGAAAAGATCTATGGGAACTAGCATCGAAGCACCTCCGCCACGGAATTACGGGCAGGAGACGAGGGAAACGCTGCAGGCGCAGATCGACCTCGCACCGCAGAAGTACGCTGCAGAGGCTCAATTCGCGCCTCAGTACGCTGCCCTGAACGCTCAGATTGCACGCCAGCTTGCTCCGGAGATTACGGCGATCTATGGGCAGATGGCTCCACAGCTTGCCCAGACCGAGGCGCAGGCCCGTGGTATCTCGCGTGCGGCTGACATCGGAGACATCGAGAAGCTGGGCCCTCGTGCGCGTGCAGCGATCCAGCAGTCTTCTCCGCAAGCCGCGGCATTGGCTGATACTTTGGCTGCTCAGGCTCAGTCCAATCTTGCGGCTGGCTCTAGGCTGACCCCGGAACAACAGCGGATGGCCCAGCAGCAAACTCGAGCTGCTTATGCGGCCCGTGGCCTTTCCGAGAGCCCTCGTGGTGCGGTTGAGGAAGCTGTTCGGTCTCAGCTCATGGGTGCCGGACTTCAGCAGCAACGTCAGCAGCAGGCGCTCCAAGGCATCGCTGCCCAGCAGGGTGTCTATGGTGACGTGTTCCAGCAGGTCCTTGGACGTCCTTCGCAGGCGTTCGGCATGACTCAAGGTGCCTTTGGTCAAGCTCAGGGATTGTCACCGGGTCAGTTGTTCAATCCTGAGTCGCAATACGCTGCGGACATCTATGGTTCCAATGTGCAGCAGCAACTGGCGGCGCGTACGGCTTCAGCGGCTAACCAGACGGCTCTCATCGGTGCTGGCATCGGTGCAGTCGGAAGCGCTCTATGAACTACGGCTACTCTCAACAAGTCGGCGGTGGCTTTGGTCGGTACGGCATGAGTCAGCCCTACCAAGCTCCCAGCATGCCTTCGCCACAAGGACCTTCCGGCCTGCAACGGTACGCTCAGGGTCTGGACAAGCAGTATGGTCAGATCCAGTTCCTCAAGGAGCAGGGTTTCTCTGATGATGAGATCCAGAAGAGGTTCGGTCTGAATCCCAACATGGAGCAGGGCATGCTTGGACAGTATGGCGGGATGCTGAACCAGCGCGACGAGATGAAGAGCCAACTCAAGCAGGACATCATTGGCGGCATTGATTCGGGTGCGAAGTACCTTGGCAAAGCACTGTGATCGTAAGGTTCCAGAGATGCGTAGGAATCAAACTGTTTCGGTTCTTCAACTGGCAGTTGGAGGTCTGGTTCTGCCCTAAAGGAGAGATCATCCCGCTCCACACTCACGAGCAGTGCGACTCACGCATCACGCACTGGCTCGGCAACGTTGAGTGGATGATGGGAGCCAAACGCAGGACGCTCTGCACGCGCAACCTAGGCTGGACCAGACACGTTCCTGCTGGGGCTGTGCATGGTGCTAAGGTCCATTCGTTCTCGGTCTTCAGTAACCTTGAGATATGGCGTGGTAAGCCTACGAGTGCGGCTACAGACTTCGTGCCGGCATGAAGGAGATTGTCGCCATCTATCAAGAGGTCTGCCACGGGCATCCGGACGCCTTGGCCTTTGTGGTAGCCTTCCACGCATATTGCCATCAGATCGACGACCTCATCGATGGCGACACGGCCTACAACCCCGAGAACCTGCTGCGGGTACTGATGGCGGCGAACGCCTTATACTCGACGCCGTTCTATCTAGCCAACGCTTGGAGGCTTCAGCCGGTCATTGCGTCGATTACAAACACCTACGCTGACTCAGTGGCTTGGGAGACGTCTGACGAGCCTTGGAAGCAGCGCGTTGCTGACGTGATCCGGCAGTGCGGCAACGACATGATCCTAACCGTGGCGTGGATCGTGGGCGGTTGGTCGCTAATGCGGGCAATTTCATTGAGACTTCGAGAGGCAGCATACCACGATCAGCACGAGGACTAAATATGGCCGAATACGGATATTCACGACCCTACAGCGGTCTTAACGTTCAGCCGCTTCCTGCAGGCTACATGGAGGCTGCCACCGCGCCGGGACGTAATCTAGCGGCAGGCATCTCTCAGCTTGGTGCGGGTATCGGTCAGGCGTTGCAACGCTATCAGCAAGGACGTCAGGAAGCAGACTATCTCAACCAGCGTCTTGAGAGTCTTGCTCCGTACTTGGCGCAAACCGCCGGTCAGGCTCCAGAAGGAAGTCCAGAGTCGCGCCTCGTATCGTCTCTGGAGAAGTATTCCGGACTGAGCAATGCCAAGAAGAAGGCGCTTTTGGCTGATACCGAGTTCTTCCTGCAGAGGAAGGATCAAGAAGCGAAGAATCAAATCGCTGGCATGCTTCAAGGTCAGCAGTATCAGATGAACCAGTTGAAGCTGGCTGAAGAACAGCGTCGATTGGCTCAAGAGGAAGCGATGCGTCAGGCCATGGGTGAGATCAGCAACATCCCAACCCAGATGCCACAGTTTCAGCCATTCCCAGTTAATGCTGTAAATGAACCGGTTGAAGATCTTCCGCCTATCCAACGCACTCCAGAGCAGATTCGCTCAGACGCCGTCAATGTCTTCCGTCAATTCGGTGTCGCAGCTCCTCAACTCGAGGCTCTGGACAAGGCTCTGATTGCTGCTGGAAAACTCCCTCAGGTTTCAACCGAAGAGGTTCCCGGGGTTGGCACTGTTGTCTCGATGGGCGGCGAGAGGAAGCTGGTTGAGCAGAAGACGCCAACCTTCTCAGACGTCGCCAAACAGCGTGCTTTAACGATAAACTTTCCCGAATATCAAGGCGTTGCTCCGACCGAGAAGGAGGCTTCTGACTTCCGCGAGCAGTATTCCAACGTCTTGGAGAGCAAGCGGAACATTGGCCGCCTGCTTGAGATCGCCAACATGGGCACGCTGGCTCAGCAGGATCCGGTCATTAAGTCCGAGGCGGAACAGCTTGCCAAGGCTGCACAAGGAGCCATGCGGCTTGAGATCATTGGTCCCGGCACAGTAACGGATCGAGACCGCGCGTTGCTGGAGTCGATTGTCAGGAATCCGACTGACATTTTCTCGCTGAAGTCCTCCAACGTGAAGGCGCTCACCTCATTGCTGGAGCGTGCCGGATCTGGTCTTGAGTCCAAGGCCAAGGCGCTTGGGCTTCAGCCTACTGGTGGTTCTCAAGCGCAGTCTGCCGGTGCGAAGCCGGTCATGGTTTACGATCCAGTCACCAAGAGCTTCAAATAGTCTATGCCATACCAAGTCTCGGTCGGCAGTCAGGTTGTCGAGTTTCCGGACTCGGTAAGCCAAGAGGAAGCGCAGAAGATCCTTGCGGAAAAGTTCCCGCCGACTGGTGAGGACATTGCAAACGCTCTTCAGGATCCGAACTTCACGCCTACGCAGGAGCAGTATCAGCTCTTCGAGGACTACAACAAGACCCGCCAGACTGACTGGCTACAAAGCCTTCTGACCGCTGCGGATACGGTAGTCCAGACCGCTGGAGCTGCTGGTAAGGCTGCGGTGACGACTGGTGCGGCGTTCAATCCTAAGAACTACATTGAGGGCCTTGCTCAAGGAACTACCCAGCTATACGGGCTGGTAGCTCAGTCTCAGGATCCGGACTCCGCACTGTTCAAGCTGAACAACCTCATCAGCGGAACAGGTACGCTAGAGAACCGATACGGCCAGTTCCTTGAGGCTCGCCAGTTCAACAAGGATCTCGACGCGTATGCCAAGGGCGACATGTCGATCATGTTCAAGCCTGAGGATCTAAACCCTGAGTTCGTGCAGGGTGTGGCCATGGTTGCTGATCCGACCATGTTCGTCCCGGGTGTTGGTCAGCTCTTAGGTGCAGAGAAGGTTGCCGCTAAGGCTGTTGGCAAAGCTGCTGCGGTTGCTGGGAAGGGTGTCCAAGCCATCTCTAAGCCCGTAGAGCGCCTCTCAGCCGCTGCTGGCAAATTCGTCACTGAAGCCACTGGCATCTCTCCAGAGGCCCTTCGCGGTGCGGCAACCACGTCTGGAGTTCTAGCTGCCACGGGTGTTGGTCCTGCCATCGGTGCTGTTGGCGCGGTGCCGTTCATCGCAGAAGCTGCCACCGACGTTGGACGCGCTCTGGAGACTGCCGGCGCTCAGGCGGGACGTGCTCCTACCCGCATCGGAGCCTTGGAGGCTGTTGGTGCCATTCCGGAGGCCAACATGCGGCAACGGATCATTGGAACCGTTGGACGTTATGGCGGAGATGCTGCACTACGCACTGCACTTGCAGGAACTGCTGGAACGCTGGAAGGCGCTGCTCTTGGTGGTGTTCTTGGTTATCTATCTGGCGGAGAAGAAGGAGCTGCTGCCGGAATTGGATCCGGAGGTGTATCTGGTGCTCTTGGTTCTCTTGGCGCTCGTGGTCTGCAGACACTGACCGGTAGCGAGGCCAAGGCTGCACGGCTCAATGACCTGACCACCTACGTTGACACGCTGGCACCGGAGAAGAAGGCGGCCTACCAATCTGTCCAAGAGCGGTTTGGAACTGACACTGCGGCTAACTTGATGGATCTCGAAAGCCTCATCAAAGGCACTCGTGGAGACATCGGCGTAGAGATCCTGCGTGGTGACGAGTTCCAGAAGCGTGCTGGTGTCACTGCTCGCGGTGTTGTCCCTGACGAGAATTCGGCCACTCCGCGCATCCTCATCAACGTGGATGCGATGCCCAAGGTGAAGGGTGACAGCCCGATCTACACGCTGGGCCACGAGCTGCTGCACGCACTGGCCAAGACCAAGCAGTTCCAAGGTGACGTCACTGGATTCGTCGAGACACTCACCGGAGCCTATGTTCCCAACCCGGACGGGACTGTTCGGCTTGTCAGCGAGGGCCAATACTCACCAGCCAAGGTCGAGCAACTCTTCAACGACTACGTCAAACAGTTGCCAGCGGACGCGCGCGCCAACGTCATATCGGCCAATCCGACGGCTTCTGACCGTGCGGTGTATGTTGGTGAGGAGCTGGCAGCAGAACAGGTGGGTCGAATTCTATCGTCTCAGAAGCCAGACGCCTTCCTGCGCGGGTTTGGATCTACGCGACAGAACTTCACCGACATGCTGCTTCTGCAGGAGGCCAGCCGTGTTGGATCAAAGATCGGTCAACTCATCGAGCGCACGTTTGGCATTACGCCTACGGACTCCGTTCTGTTCCCTGAGATCAAGAACGCTTCCCCGGCACTTGACGCTGCCCTCCGAAGGCTGCTGAAGGCTCGTGAGAACATCGACGAGGCATTGCTCAACGCTGACTACCAGAAGTCCTTCAAGATCGACCAGAAGGCCATTACAGACCCAGTGGCAGCGGATTACGCAGTCCGTGGTGGATTTGCTGAGCGTCTGCCTACCGGGGAGGTGCGACTGCTGACCAATGGCGAGCTGTTGCAGCGTGAGACCCGGGACGTCACGGCGCTCAAGCAAATCATCGACGGACTTCCCGGTGCCAAGATCGACATCAATGGCGAGGTGGTCGGTGATCTGAGCCCGGAACAGTTGGATGCCATCAAGGGTTCTTCGGTGTCGTCTCAGATGCAGCAGCGGTTGGAGATGGCCAATCGCAGCATCAACGAAGGACGGTCTCTGTTCGTTGAGTACTACCCAGCAACCGAGAAGGTTCAGGATCCGACCTCAAAGCGTTGGCGCACCAAGTACGCATCGAGGCGAGTGACGTTCCGCGAGGTCCTTCCGTATAACCTGCTGCTATCCAAGGAGAACAACTCCTACGTCCGAGCCATCGACCTGACGCAGGTGAGGAAGTCGCTGCAACGCTCTATCCGTACTGACGGATCCGTTGGCGGCCTGTGGGGCAACGTTGGTGAGTTCCTCGGAGAGCTGAACGCCTATCTTTCGAACCTCGACCGCAAGGAGAACGCAATACCTAGCCGCAAGATCTTCGGTCCGGACAAGGCTGAGTTCTTCGGGAACTTTATGAACTCGCTGGAGAAAGGTGGCTCCGAGTTCATTCACAGCTTCCGGCTAGATCGCATGGGTCAGATGGATCCGTCTGATTTCAGGGCCAAGTTCTCCGAGAGCGCATACCGCAAGATGAAGGATCGCTTCATGCCTGCTGGATCCGTGGGCGATGAGCAGGCGTGGAAGTCTGGTGATGGATTCACCATACTGACCAGTCGCAACAAGTTTCGGTTGTATGGTCCTGAAGGAAAACTCCTCGGGATCTACGACTCCGCAGAACAAGCACAAAGGAAAGCAAATGCCACTCAAGCAAGGGTACAGTCAGAAATCGATCAGCTCCAATATCAGCAAGGAGATGAAGTCCGGCAAACCGCAGAAGCAGGCAATCGCAATCGCGCTCTCGACCGCACGCAAGGCGGCCAAGAAGGCGGGCAAGCACTCCGGCAGGTTCGACAAGAGGGGGATGTAGTCATCGCTCCAGACTCCGAGTCGTTCACCATATCAAAGTCCGACATTGGTAGGTTCATGCCTGCCAGTGACAAGGTCAGGTTGGAGGACTACGCAGACAGAAAGATCATCGCACTGGCAGCAGACCGAATGGGCATCGGAGAGATGTCTGTTGGACCGACTGGTGCGAAACGCAAGCTGAGTGTTCTAGGCCAAGGTGGTCGTGGCTTTATGAACATCTTCAACGGAGGTGGTTGGGCGTTCTCGGACGAGGCGACAGCCAGTCGTTTCCTGAAGAGACTGAACGCTGATGCGGACGCTGATGGAAACGTCATCGTTGGTATCACGGTTCAGAGTCCGATCAACCACCTGAAGAATCAGACAGGACAGCTTGCCTATGTGGAAGCCATGCAGGCAGCAATTGATTCAAGGACGATCACGAAAAGAGCTGCAGACTCTCAGGTTGCTGCAATGTCGTCGGCAATCGTCAACTCTGAGGCTCAGTCAATTAAGCAATCGGCCAGAGATAAATTCAGAAAGATCAACACGTTCTCGGACCTGAAGAAGGCTGTGAATCAGAAGCAGTTGAACTTCGCCGACATGGAGCCTCTGCTCACTCAGATGCAGCGGAAGAAGCTCCCGATCACTGCCAAGGAGTTGGAAGCGGCTGGAATCTCACCTGCGGACATTGCCCGAGACATTGCAGATCCAGAGCTTGCAGATGTTCCATTCGGTTCCGTTGTCGCATTGCTTGGAGTCAACGTGAAGCAGTCACCTGAGAGGACTGGATTCCATTACTCATATCCTTGGACGATTCACGGAGAAGCCATCGGATACCTAGACAAGTTCTACAACATCTCTGATCTCAGCACAGAGAGCCGTATCCGAAACAGTCGCGGTGAAGTCACTGCCCAGCCGTTGCAGACGGTCATGCCGGTGATGGACAACATCATCAACACGATCAAGTCGAAGGAGGGAATTCCATCAGCTCCAAGCCAACGCTTCATGCCCTCCGACTCCGAGTACCTCTCAGCAGTAGAGGCTGGGGATACGGCTAAGGCACAGGAACTCGTGGATCAGGCGGCGAAGGCTGCTGGGTATACAGTGGGGCCGGTATTCCACGGAACTCGATCTCAGTTCAATGAGTTCCAGCAAACTAGAGAGGTCGGCGGTGACGAGTACGGGAAAGGATTCTACTTCAGCGAGCTGGAAGGAGTCGCTTCTCGGTACGGTGATCGTGTGATTCCTGCTTACTTGTCGCTCAAGAACCCCGTCAAGGTTGGCGGAGCCTTTGCTGATGGCGATCTGTGGAAGAAGGTGAAGGCAGAGAAGCGATCCGACATTGCCATTAACGCAAAGAAGATGGGCTACGATGGCGTCATTCGATTCCAACGTGGCGTTGACGACAGTGAGATGCTGGAGATCGTTGCCTTCGACCCCACCCAGATCAAATCCGCCGACCCCATCACGCGCGACGATGCTGGTAACATCATCCCTCTCTCTCAGCGATTCCAGCAGAGCAGCGCGGACATCCGTTACATGCCGGATAATGAGGTAAGGCTGTATCGAGCTGGAGATGCAAATGAAACAGGAGTGAAGGCTTGGTCTTCTTGGTCTCCTGAAAAATCGACTGCCGAGTCATACTTAGACAATCCTGGATTCGGAGGTTCAACTCTTAGAACTGAATCGGTCCCTCTTAAAAACATACTCAAAGCAGACACAACATCTGCGCGAGGAATGATAAGGCTTGCTAGGGATTTAGGATTTGATCCTGAAGTTGGACAAGAATGGTGGGATAATGGATGGAAATACCCTTGGGAAGAGTCATCTAGGGTAAAAAAAGCAGCTTCTGAATCTAAGTATGATGCTATTCAGTACATTGACGACTTTCCAGAGGGGGCAACGACTGTTGTAACAACGAAAGACTTCCCTGCATCTCAAGGCTCGCCACGCCTCCAACCCGACCCATCCATCCCGGGTGCTTACACTATGAGCGGCTATCGGATCCTTCCCGGCAAGACCAATGGTAAGCTTCGTGTCTACTCTCCGGATGGTTCCTTGGCTGGCGTAGTTGGATCCGTGGATGACGCGCAGCGGATGATCCAGAAGAAGCTCCAGTAACATGGCCTACGGATCCTCAGACTCTTCTCGTCAGATCGACAAGCTTAGGTCCGACGTGGACGGGCTTAACGTGCGCGTGGCTGTGTTGCAGGATCGGAAGGCTAGTGGCACGGCTGGCGGCAGCTCCTCGTCCAGTCTGACGGCAGACACTACGCTGCTCACTGCGGACATGACTGAGTACACGGCGGACATGACCTACGGAGGAATGCTGCCACGAGAGATCACCGTGGTCGCATCGGATGACTCTGAGATCATAGAGCAGTTTGCTGGCAACACGTTCACCCTGCTTCCGGGACGCTACCTTATCCGCGCCTACTCGGTGTTTCACTACACAGACCTCACCCGATTGCAGATCTGGGACGCACTGGCGGAGGAGGCTGTTGGCAACAGTCTGAACGGCTACTTCGCTTCCACGGTGCAGGGACATCTTGTGGCGGATGCTATTGTGGAACCGCGCAAAAAGACTCCGTACCGGCTGAAGCGCCAGTGTGAGCGGAGTACTGCGGACGGGCTCGGGAAAGCCTGTGGATTCGGCATCCCGGAGATCTACACGACAGTCGAGGTGGTCAGACTCAACCAGCTCAAGCCGTAGATTTCTGTAGATTTGTGTTGTGCGGTAGTAGCAGTCCGGTATCTACTCCGCCGTGACAGCTAAACCGCGCAGGCCGGTCGCGCTCAAGACCGTGCAGATCGACGCCAACCTCCACCGCAAGCTCGTGGCCTATGCCCGGGATGGTGGCTTCAAGGTCAAGGCGTTGGTCGAGAAGGCAGTGCAACAAACCTTTATACTACGATGAGCAACCTACCCGCAGTAACCACACAGAACTCCGTTCACACCTACGACAAGGTGGCCGACCCCATGGCAGCCGCTACCCAACTGGGTGAGTGGATCTGCCGCTCTGGAATGTTCGGAGCAGACCGTCCTGAGCAGGGCAACCTCCTCGCTCTCCAGTGCATCGTGGAGCGCAAACCGCCGCTGGAACTCGCCAAGCACTACCACGTCATCCAAGGCCGTCTCTCGCTCCGTGCAGATGCCATGCTTGCGCTCTATCGGGAACGCGGAGGCAAGGTGATTTGGAAGCAGTTCGACGCTAACGGAGCGCGTGCCCAATGGATCTACGACGGCAATGACATCGAGCTGGCCTACACCTCTGACGACGCGAAGGCCGCGGGGTTCCTTCCTGCGCGTGGCGGATCAGGATGGGCTAAGTTCCCGGCTGAGATGATGCGTGCGAGGCTGATCTCAAAGGCCGTCCGCATGCTCTGCCCGGAGGTTGTCACCGGCACCTACACACCGGAAGAGATCGCTGACTTTGCTCAGCCTTCCCCGGTGCAGGTACTCGCTACCCAACCGCAGGCCAAGGCTGTGGACGTCGAGGTGGTGCCTACCACGGCATCAGACGAGCCTAAGCTGACGTTGCAGGCTCAGGTAGTCGAGTTGCTGGCCAAGGCTGACTTGCTGGCTGCTGGCCGGGAGTTCCTCATCGCCAAGGGTTGGATCACGGCTGCGGAGACTATAAAGGACCTGTCTGAGTCCCGTGCCGCTAAGATCCTCGGCAAACCGGAAGCGTTCACCATGGCTGTGTCAGCACACAAGGTGACCACGGAGGCCGCATGAGCGTCCACGCACGTCCTTCTGCTTTACCGGCGTTGGCGAAGTCGCCCCGATACGAACCCGGTCCTCCTACGGCTGCAACCGAGGCTGGAACCGACCGTCATCTCGCACTGTCCGAGATGTTCGCTGGAAAGACAGCACTAGTCTCGATGCTGCCCGACGTGGAGCGAGAGGCTGTAGAGTGGGCCTATGGCTACGTCCACGCCAACATCCTCACCGGATCACAGATCCAGTCGGAGCTACCAGTGGACATCCTGCGTGACGGCAAGGTGGTCCTACAAGGAACTGCGGACGTTGTGGTTGGCAACCAGTTGTTCGACCTCAAGTGGGTTGAGCGCAACTACGCGGAGCAAATGGCGGCTTACGCGCTAGGGCTGATGCAGGCGCATGGTTTCATTGAGATCGTGGTCCACCTGATGTTCGGTGAGAAACGCAAGGCGACTCGCTACACGATCACCCGGGAGCAGGCCGAGAACATCGTCTACCCGATCCTCGACGCCATAAACGACCCGACCACCAAGTGCCGGATCTCGGACTACTGCGGATGGTGCAAGCACAGTACCTACTGCAAGGTCCGGTTGGCCGAGATCAACAAGGTCGCTGACGGCTACGAGATGGTTCAGGTGGACGACTTGTCGGTGGCATCGCCTGAGTCTCTGGCCAAGGCACTAAACCTCGCCAATGTGGCATCTAAGTGGGCTGACGAGGTCAAAGAGTACTGCACGCTGGCAGCCAAAGAAGGCGTGGACATCCCGGGCTACAGCCTGAAGAGCAGAAGCGGCAGCAGGGAGATAGCACCAGATCAGATCAACGAGGCGTTCGGAAGGTCCGGACTGTCATCCGAGGCATTTATAAACGCCTGCAAGTTGTCGATCACTGGGCTCATAGCGGAGTACCAGAAGATGGGCCTAACCCGCAAGGACGCTGAGAACCGCATCGACGAGCGTCTGGCTGGCTTAATTAAGCACCGGCCTGCGTCCACCTACCTAGCCAAGGATCGCTCGTGAAAACGCTCGTAGCGGTCGATCCCGGCGCTTCTGGGGGCCTTGCCATTCGTGACTGTGGCGGATCCATCTGGCTGCAGCCTATGCCGGATAGTTTACCCGCACTAGTCGGGCTCTTGCGGACCTATAAGACTGCGGATGCTGAACTCTGGATCGAGGAGGTCCCGAAGTTCACTGGAAAGAACATCCCTTCATCGACTACGGCAGTCCTGTTCCAGAACGTGGGCAGGGTAGAGGGTGCGGCAGTGGCTCTAGGTTACTCGTTGCATCGGGTGCCTCCAAAGGTCTGGCAGGAGCCTCTTGGTCTAGGTGGTCGCAAGTCGGTCGATACGCAGGCCCAATGGAAGCGGAAGCTCAGGGGAAAGGCCGAGGAGCTGTACCCTGCGCTTGACATCACATTGGCAACGGCTGATGCAGTTCTTGTCCTCCACTTTGTTCTGGGTGGGGGACGCTAGTAGGTTGGTTGCATGGTGGGACGCGCATACCTGACCACGCGTACACTTTAGCGTATCGTGTGATACGTGACCCCGGCATGGTTTTATCCCCTCCTAGGTGGACCTTAAAGCAGCTAAGGCTGGTGCCGGGGTGTTTCTCTAACATAATGTGAGGCGTGGACGCTGCCTCTCGGATCGACTCGCTGACAGCAATGGTCAGTGCCCTGAGTGCAGAGAACGAGCGTCTCAAAGACACCATTGGATTCCTATTGGACAGACTCGATGAAAACGAAGAACGACTTGTGGGTGCGGTACGGCAGCCCGAACGTGGTAGTGGACGTGTGGGGCGAGGCGGAGTTCCGAGTGGGCGAGATGAAGGAGAAGGCAACGGTGTACGAGCGAAACGGAAAGCTGTTCATCCGAAGGACGGCTGAGTTCGAGGCCAAGTTCAAGAAGCTCCCGCAGGCCTGACACGCATTTTAGGCCCGTAAACATTGGTCAGAACTGTGCTGAAAGATTTCTGTAGAAAACTGTAGACGGCATTTAAGGACTCTGATTACATGTTCCCCGTAGCAAGTAACTTAACAAGCAACTCACCATGTATCTTAAAAAGTATCTCGTCCTATTCGCTCTCGTCGCAACCAACGCTCTCGCTCTAGACGCCAACCGCATCGCTGACGCCATCTATCGTGTCGAGGGTGGTTCCAAGGCCAAGGCTCCATACGGAATACTATCTGTCCGAGTCGCCAATGCCACAGAGGCTCGCAAGGTCTGCTTGAACACCATACGCAACAGCCACACCCGCTGGATCCGAGCTGGCAAGCCGGGCAAGTTCCTAGACTTCCTCGCTGACCGCTACTGCCCTAAGAGCGCGGATCCCGTTGGAAACCGCAACTGGAAGAAAAACGTCCGTTCTATCAGCGGTCTCGACTTCTGAGGGGTGGACATCACCTGCAAACTTTGCATCCCATGCACTATTTCAGAAAAGTATCAGGATCCAACGATGGGAAGGTTGGATCATCGGAGAACGGTCCCTACGTCCGCAACGGCGTGGAGGTTGTCGATCTGTACTGGCGTGATGGTGGAGAACAGCCACGGACTCCGATGCACATGGTTGAGGTCGTCAGCTCAGAGGAGTGGGCAAAGATGGATGCTGATGACCAACTAGTATTCTCTAACGAGAGGGATGAATTGATCTCTCAATGCAATCTAGAAATAGAGAACGCTAACAGGATCATCGAAGCCTATGATGCTGGAAAACAAATCAAGAGATCTGACTGGTGCGACGCAGTTATGACAATCCGACGCAGAACAACAATTCTACACAACATCAAATCGACAAAATGAGACAACGACCACCATCCATGCAGATCACGGACTCCCTACCCGCGGAGCCGATGATCTCTCAAGAGTACATGAACGCTAAGTACAAGGCTTGGCTACAGAGGCGCGGCCTGACAGACCCAGCCTTTGCCGAGGAACTCAAAGCCTTCGAGCACAGGTCCAAGCTGTCATTCAAGCGCAACAAGAACACACGTGGGAAGAAGAAATGAACCAGAACCTGAAGATGGCCCTGATACTCTGGGGGGCAGTGGCCCTGATGACACTTGGATACGTACTCGGGAGGATTGGAGCATGACACCACGTACGAACAACCACACGTTCAGACTGTTCGGCCGAGAGCTTCCGATGCCTTCACTGATAGCCGAGGCGCGTCGTATGGAGCAGGAGTTGGCAGATCTGCGTAACCCGGTAGGCTACAGGCCCAGCAAGATAGGCAGGCCAAGCATTGCAAAACACATTGCTGACAAGATACGGGCACTGCCTCGAGAGGTGACGGTTGCTGCTGCGGCTCAGGCGCTTGGTGTCTCTGAGACAACAGTGGCTCGCTACAGGAGGGGCGCACGATGAGCGAACGAGTAACAGTCAGGGAATTTTCGATAGGACCAGACCGCTGGGTCGTGGACGCAGACTTCGCCCATCGCTTGGCCAATGAGCTGGCCGAGGCAAAGGAACGCATCGAACAACTTGAGAGTTTGCTGGCCGGTGAAAAGTGGATCTCCGAAGACGCCAAGGCGTTGGATGAGGTGATCCGAATCGTGGAGGCCAAGCCATGACCGACCATCTTGTTGACGCCACCAAAATGGTCTGCCCCCACTGCGGTCTGCCATTTAGCAAAACGCAGAACTGCATCGACTGCTATAGCTGCGGATCGTCCTACTGCGAGACGTTCAAACCACAGTGGGCGCGCTCTATGACGTGTCTGGAGATCGAGAACAAGAATCTCAAAGGCGACTTGGATCTGTCCTACTTTGGCGAGGATGCGTTGATTGCAAACGTCCGAAATCTGAGAGCGCACATCAAGCGGTTGGAGGAGGCTGGAGATGCTATGGCGCACGACCACAATCCATTCACCTACATGGACTGGCAACGAGCCAAGGAGGCCAAGCCATGAGCGACACACCAAGAACAAGGGAAGAGACAAGATGGTACGAGAGTGGGATCGTCCATGCTTGTTTTGCGGCACAACTGGAACGCGAACTCCACGCAGCTGCGAAAGAGCGAGATGAGGCATTGGCGCTGCAAGACTTGAATCGGCAATAGAAAAGGATAAAACCATGAATAAGATATTTGTATTTAGAGAAGCTAATAAGAAAGATGAACGACATTTCCGTCCACGCTTATATGCTTTTGTTGAGAAAGACATTGTTAAGATTGAATCGATGTGGGGAAGTCATAATTGTTATTTGGTAGTAAATGGTATTGAAGTGCAAGGAAGTTTTGACAAATTAGTTTCTAAACTAGGT